GGAAGAGAGGACTATAGGCCACCACGCCCCCAGTTTAATCATCTGGGGTCGCCCCTTATGCCTAGAGAATAGACCCCTATGGGCAAGGCTTAGAGATAAAGGCTAGGTAGGTGGCCTCTGTGGGGCTATTAACACTCTGGCACTCTTTCGCGCCCCTCTCTCCCTAATAATTCTCTGCCCTGTTATTTAATAACCGCCTGCCTGCCTGCCTGCTCTGCCTTACTCTCTCGCCCCTTGCCCTAGCTCTCGCCCTTCCAGCCTTCCAGCCTTCCAGCTCTTAGCCCTTGCCTTGCCCTCAGCTCTGGAGCTCTCAGCCCTCGCCCTTCTCTGGAGGTATTAGATCCGAATAGAGGTTAGAGCTCTAGACCTCCGACACTCTGGAAAGATTTATTCTCTGCCTACTTGACGGGTTAGATTAGCCTCGTGTATCTTGCTACTATTGGCAGAGCGCCAAGATAAAAGAGAGGATAAGAAATGAATAAGACACTCAAGCTCTCAGAGTTCAATGAGGCTTATCTAGCACTTAAATCAATGAATAGAGGTGATAAGTCTTACGCAAGATTTATCGCGTTTATTCAGAGCCAGACTCAAGCCAAGCAAGATAAGTTTTGGGCTTATGTAGATAAGCGCAACGCTCTAACTATGGAGGCCAAGTAATGCCAGCTATGTGTGAAGGGTGTAAGTGTTCAATAGCTCTTACTGAAAGCTATTGCCCTATCTGTAAAGAGGAGCTCTCAATATCTACCCGATTAAGTCAGAGCTTGAAATTGCGCGAGGCGCAACTATTGGCGATAACTGATAGAGATGAGCTAGATGAAAGCAACCCTATCGGCTTCGCTGAAGCTGGCCCTAACCGCTTCCGCTTGCTGACCCTATTCTTTCCTAATGATGACGGCGTGAGGGTTCAAGAGGATTTAGACCTCAATGAAATCAGCGTTCATTATTTCAACGATAAGGAAAGCGTAGAGCTCAAGGAGGGAGCTCTCTATGAGTGGGCTCTAGACTATTACCGCAACGATTAGAGCTTGCCTATCCTTCATCTCGCAAGAGGTGGAGGGTGGGGAGGGGCTAAGCCTTCCACTAATGAAAGGATAAGAAGATGAGCGTAGCAACGCTTAGCAAGAAAGCACAGAAAGAGCAAGAGAGGGAAAGCGCTCGCGCTTACCTTTTAAGCATATTAGAAAGACAAGCAAAGCCGACACTTTACACCAACCTAAAGAGCGTATCCTCATCGGGTATGTCTAGGGATATGAAAGTGCTTGCGGTGGTAGAGGGTGAAATCGTAGATATCACTTACTATGTCGGAAAGTTAGACATAGGCACGATTAAAGAGCGCAACGGGCAGAGAGTTATCCGCGTGGGTGGTTGCGGTATGGATATGGGTTTCCACGTGGTCTATACAGTTTCTGCCATATTGTATGGATACGAAGAGCGCGGGGCTTACACTATCCGCCACGAGTGGATTTAAGGGGCGCGATATGACTATTGAAAAGGTTTTCCCGTCTGGCGCTTGGCGCGTGTGTGGCGTGGTGGAGGGAGAAAGCGACCACTATTTCTTAGAGCGTGTCTATTATGGCTACACCAAGAGAGAGGCTATCAAGTTATGGAACGAGCAAGTGAGAGAGGAGGCGGGCAAGTGAGAGAGCTAGAGCAATTCTTAGATGTTGAGGCAGAGTGGATATTCGAGAAGATAAATGAGTGTTGCGCGGGAGATACCAACCGCACTTATTATCAAGGCAGACTTGACCAGCTCGCGCAAGTGAGAAGGTATCTAGGTCAGCCTCAGATTATGAGAGAGAGGGCGAGTAAGTGAGCGAGGTTAGAGAGCTGACCTATTGCGAGAGGTGCGCCAGCTCGCTAGATGATGAAGGCTTTGATTACCGCTTTGAGTATCCGATCTGCTTTAAGTGTGTCTATAAGTATCACTTGGAGCCAATAGAGGAGGAGAGCGCGTGAGCGATATCTTTGAGCTAAGTTTTCGCTGGCAAGACGGATTTATTCAAGTCTTAATCTATGCCCTAGTAATCTATCTAGGGCTAGTAATCATAAGCAAGATAACCGATAAGAGGGAGAGAAAGGGCAAGTAATGAGGATAGGCGCAACCGCACTATGTAAATGGGCAGATACTAAGGAGGAGAGCGAGTATTACTTCTCGTTTGGAGAGTATGACCAAGCCACGGAAACCGATGGTTTTGGGGTAAATGACGGAAATGTTTTCTTCTATTGTAGTGAGGGAGAATTGCTCGCTATGGTGGGAGGAGATAGCGAGGACTTTCAAGTAGTTGAAATCCTGAATTACACAGAGAGAGAGGGCAAGAAATGAAAGAGCACTATTTTATAGTCAAGTGGAGTAAGGCAGAAGGGTGGGAGATAGATCCCGCAACGGAGGAAGTGCGCTTCCCTGACGGAACAGTATGGAGCGGACAAGAGTGGGAGCTTCCCTATCTAGGAGAGGGAAGGTTTAACGATAATAATGACCTAGTAGCAGAGGATTTACAGGTAATCCTTGACTACGCTAACGAGAGAGAGGGAGATAATGAGTAATTACAGAACAGTAGGAGAACTGATAGAACACTTGAAGGGAGAGGACTTAAACGCCCCGATTATCTATCAGTATTACTTAGCAGAACACTTTGATATCTCGGAGGAGGTCTTTGGGCAGGTTGCTGGAGATTTTGATTCTCTAATTCCCTGCTCTGACTCATATGAGGCTATATCAAGAGAGATAGATAGCAAGAGGGAGGAAGCTAATGTCTAAGAAGTGCTATATATGCGGGGATAAAGCCCGACACGAAGCCTATCAGCCTGACTATGGGCTAGATGGCGAGTATAACGAGTGGGATAACCGCTTGATGTGTTGCCACTGCTTTACTATGGACACCAACGAGAAGGGTCTATGCGCTGAGTGTGTAAAAGATAAGGAGCTAGTCAATGTCTAAGACAAAGTATGAACCTGAATTAGATGACCTAATCAAGATAAGGGAGGAGAGTTCAATGCCTAAGTGGATAGTAATAACGGAGGTAGAGAGCGAGGTAGATCCTGCGGTGTTTAATTATGTTAATGGAACTACCCTAATCTCATCACAACTAAAGGAGGAAGGTAATGAATAACTTAGTCAAAGAAGCACTAGAAATCGCCATAGAAAATTGGGAGTTTGATGGCGAGTATGATAAGGCTAATCAAGCGTTTGAACTAATAAAGGGGGAAGCAAGTGAATAAAGAATACTATCAAGCTAAGGCAGACCTATGCCGCAACCTTGCTATCAAGCAAATGGTGGAGGGGGAGGCGAAGGAGGCAGGTGCTAACCTAATTCGTATGGTCAATGCCCTAAATCAAATCAACTTAATCAACTACAAGGAGGAGAAGGACAATGCCTAGATATCAGATAATTGAAGGGCAATACAATTATGAAGTGGAAGCAGATAACTATACAGACGCGCTACAAATGGTAGCGGAGTGGGATAAGGAGGAGTTATGAAGCCCGTCAATTTCTATGAGGTAATGGATCATAAGGGAGAAGTGGAGTGGGGTGGGGCGAGCGTAAGCGAGGCTATCACTTGGTTCAGGCGTGGCTTGGATAGGTCTATCTTGGTGAGTGTATGGGACGAGCAGAGCGAGGACGATTTCAAACTCATCACCGATAAGATAGATATAACTGCAATAGTGCTGGCTACTATAACAAGTGAGAGGGAGAAGTCGTGATATTTCTAGGCGTAATAGTGGCTACCATAATTGCCTACCTGCTCATAGTATGGGAGGATAAGCTCAATGAAAACAATAGATAAACGCAGAGCCTACTCTGAAAAGAGAGCAGTATGGCTACGCAATTACCAGAGGGCGAGAGCGAGGGCTCTAACGCGCCTTGCTCAGCAGTATCCCGACCAATACAAGGAACTACTTGAGCAGGAGAGGTTAGCTGATGAGAGTATGGCAAAAACGTGGCTGGACATTACTGGCGCTACCAGTATTAGCTCTAGTCTTGGTGTTCTTACAGATAGAAACAACGACACATCTAGATCCGAGCAAGCAGACGGAGATGAACAGAACGAAGGCAACGTGGGAGGAGAAGGGTGAGAACAGAAAATTGGCAAAGCAATACGCCTGGGTTGCGTTTGGTTGGAGAGGACGAGAGTGGGAGTGCCTTCACTTTCTTTGGACCCGTGAGAGCAGATTTGACCACTACGCACAGAACCCAGCTTCTAGTGCTTTCGGAATTGCTCAACTCCTTGGAGAGAGAAGTAGAGATCCTGCACTCCAAATACTGCGAGGCTTACGTTATATTGATAGACGTTATGGAACGCCTTGCAAGGCTTACAAGTTCTCTCTTACCCACCGACATTATTAAGGAGAAAGATGTTTAGATACTGGCTCAACTTTGGTATCAAGATGGGCTGGATAAGTAAGCCATACTGTATGACCCACGATGGGAACTATGAGTATATGACGGAGGAAGAACGCAAGGAGTGGGACGAGGGAGGAGATCCCTGCCACGTTGCCATATCCATTTTAGAAGAATAGAATTGCCAGCGTTATCTCTCTTTCACTGGCAATAGATAACCCCGCAGATCAAGAGTGCTAACTGCGGGGTTATTTTTATTTATCAGTTGAATAGAAGCCTGATCCCCGAAACATAATCGGGGGTGGGGACCAGACCCTATTCATTATTTCACCGCAGTCAGCGCAGGAGGGAGCACTAACTTCGGCGTGGATAGAACGCTCAACTTCAAGGGTAGTTGAGCAGTTCAGACATTTATAGAGGTAGTTCATTTGATAACTACTAACGCAGATGGAAAGGGTGCGGAGTTCTTTTGATTACCAAACTTCAACCTACCCTTGATAAATCTAACCTCGTGCTGGATACAGTATGAGTGCCACCAATTCGTATCAGTTCTAGCAGGAACAAGGCAGACAACAGTAGCTCCGTGCTTGGCTTCATCATTAGCCTTCTTCATCCACTCACCGATAGTCCTGCCATAGGGAGGGTTGAGCCATACAACACCACTACCAGAATCCAATGACCAACAACAAGTAAAGGCATCTTGCCTAGTATTCTCAGGGTGATCTGGTCCATACCAGTTATCAGGGACAAGGGTAGATGAGGCAAGTGCAGCAGCGTCAAGGGTAAAGTTAAACTCTTTCGCTAGGTTATTATAGAAATCTCTAGGTGTGCTCCAAGTATCATCGTTAGATGTCTTGAAGGTATCAGTCTTATAGAAGCCTTCGGTCATAGTGGTATCGCATAATCTAGGTGGAGGAAGCCTACAAGTTTCATAATCTTTCTGGTATCAGAGAACTCAGTGGTGGTAGGCATCCACTTCTCAGACCAAGCTGGCTCTGGAACTCTTGATAAGTCAAAGGCATAGACTCCCTGCGGAGTAGAGTTGATGTAGTAAGGGGTGAGGCTACCTGCTTGGTTGATAAGTCTGCGATACTTCATCTCTTCAATAAGTAAATCTGGATAGTGAGTATGCCTACACTTTAATTCTATGTATAGATTCTTTTCATTGGTTGAGCAGTCAAACGAATCATAGACCCCTTCAGACTTTTCAAGGTCGGGAAAGTGTGTGCCTTTTAGATAGTCAAAGAGCTCTTGTTCTTTCACTGGTAGGGACTCTCCCCGCCCACATTGTTCTGCAACTTACGCAGAGAAGCCTGACATCTACGATCAGCAGTAGATACAGCGCAACCTAGATACTCTGCCATAGCCTCAAGGGTGAGGCTCTCGTGGTATCTCTTGATAAGAATATCTTTATCTGTTATCTCTAGCTTTAGATAAGCCTTCTTAATATCTATCAGAGTAGCAAGTAGATTACCGCCCTCTGCTGGAGCTGACTGCTTACGCGGCTGACCATCATTGATGAGGTTCTGTGCCTGTTCTAAGACTATATTATCTACTACTGAGGCGATAACGTGAGGCAGTAGTTGGGCTATCGTTGCAGTGTCATAGAAGGCTTCATCGCCTATGCGATAGCCTGACTTTGCTGCCTTCTCCTTACGAGCATAGCGCTCACAGTGGCGCTTCATCTGCCAAGCAATACGCTTCTCGTTGATTACCTTCTGGATAGGATTAGTTTCATTTAATAATTCATCTAGATGTTCTACTCTTGTTAGATACCAGGCGTAGCATTCCTGCTTTACATCGTCCCTATCTACATAATTACGAAACCTACGACAGATAGTATTGGCTACGCTAGGAGCTATATCAAGGATAGCTGGATGAATGTTAGTCACGATGCCTCTCCAAATAATTTTCTATGTTTTTAATTGGAATATCTCGTTTCTCAAATGAACCCATAGCAGCGTTGCACTTGAAGCAGAGTAGTCCTCTAATCTTGCCCGTCTTATGGCAGTGATCTACTGCCAACCTGTACTTAACTCCCTTACGCTCTTGAGTTTCTGGTTGCTTACAGATAGCACATACACTTCCTTGTTGAACAGACATAGCGTTGTACTCTTCAATGGTTAATCCGTATTCACGCATTAAGTGGCGAGTACGTTCTCCATCAGGGTTTTTATCTCGGTATCTTTTTGACCAACCTCTAAACTTCTCAGGATTTTCCTGTCTTAATTTTTTATGGTTAGCAAGTACCTTATCGCGGTGTTTGTAATAATATCTTTGAGCGCTTGTTAAGCCATCGGCTCCTACGATTCGGGCCATTGATCATCCAATACTAGCATTGCAATAGCGCAATAGTTCAATAAATCTAAAAAACTATCCCGTAATGATTCATTAGAAGGTTGAACTCCATTGTCTAAAAGATTATTTATCCTCGCTGTTTTGTCCCACATACGCACTCGTAATCCGTTGAGTGCTCCACCTGGACTGTGAGAGATGTTCTTTGGACCATAATCTTTATGTTTGCGGATGAGCAAATTGCCAGCGGTGTCAAGGATTCTCCAGACATTAGCAATAAACTCCGCGTCTAATCTCTTGTTGGAATCGGCTTGACTGTAATCATACCATTCTTGAAGTCTATGGAGACTATTACCATCCCCAATTCCTTCAGATACTCTGCCATCTGTGTCAATTCCTTCTTTGTAGTCACTCACTATACTCCTCCTACTAGGTTGGCTGTTGCTTCTTGTCCATTCACCAGATAGAAGTCTGTTATGTCCATACCTGGTGGTAATTGTACGATTTGCGAGTTCATTAGCTCGCCTGCGACACGCCTAGAGAACTCAGCTCCAGGGTTAGTCCCATCTTCCTTTACATCATTGTCTCCGACTACATAAACCATATCAAAACCATTGAATAACTTTGAATAATAAGGCTTCCAAGCAGCAACACCAGGCACTCCAACTGCTGGCACTTGGCAGTTAGCCTCCATAACTATCGCATCAAACTCACCCTCACATACAACTACCTTGCTGGTATTAGACATAGTTGCAATGACATTAAACAGGTGTGACTTCTGACCAACAGGCGCACCATACTTAGGCTTGCCATCATCAAGTCTTCTAAACTTAAAGCCAACACAGATATCTAAAGCAGTGAAGTAAGGTATAGATATCCAGCCTTCGTATCCTTGGTGTCCCTCTATCGGATCTACAATAGAACCAAGACGATACCTAGCTGCTATCTCCTCAGATATTCCACGTCCTTCTAGATATTGCAGAGCGTCTGGACTTATCTCCTGTGCGTAATGGTGAGCCGCTTCCTCCAATAATTTCGCCTGCCCTTGCGAGAGCATCTTTGAACCCCACATTCTCTAGTTCCATAATTACATTAACAGCATTGCCACCCTTGCCACAGGTATGACAGAAATACAAGTTGTTATAGGTATCAATGACTGCGCTCTTACGAGCATCATCGTGCATACAACAACGAACAGATATGTTGCGACCCTCTTTTACTTCTCCTCCGAAATGTCTAACGACATCTGCTATGGAGACTGTGTTTGCATCAGAGTCGCCTTTTGACCTTTTCTTACGCACCACCCTGGACCAGTCTTGTGTTGGCAAGCGCAGTCTCCTTTACAGTATCCGTGCATCTCTTCAGCCTTATCGTACTGGCCTCGTGAGTTGAACTCACCAGCCACCTTGCAGTCTGAACACATCATTTCTTTTTAGGCTTCTCTTCTACTACTGCTTCTTCCACCTTCGGTTCTTCTTTAACTTCTGGTGTGGTAAAGATTTCACTACTGGTTATTTGTCCTTGTGGTACTGGCATTTTAGTTACTGTTACCTTTCCCCATCTCTGGGACTGTGTTAGATATTTCTTTCTCCAAGCTGTTTTCTTCCATTGCTTTAATGGTTTTATTGCTGAGGCCATTCACCCACTCCTCTAGGTTTTGTATTACCCAAGCATCTTCTATGCTACCTCTACGCCTTTTAACTATAACGAAGGCTGGAGGTTCAACCACAAGCCCCCGCGCCTTCGCATAGTTGGCTGCCTCAGCTTGGGCTTCAGCCCAGAACTGCGGAAGATCTAATGACTTTCTATTCTTACACTCCAGAATATAGGTCTGACCTGCGATTATGGTGACGATATCACCTTCATCATTGGCTCCTGCCTTAGCAAGTCTTTCAGCAAAGTGTCCTAGTTTGCGTAGATATTTCATCACATCTGTTTCAAACTTAGAACCCTTGGCCTTATTGTAACTAGACATAGGAGCTCACATTGGAATTACGGATTGCTCTGCCATAAGAATCAGAGTCAGATATCTGGCAGGTAGCAAAGTTTACAAAGAGTCCTACATAATCCTTGCCATCTGCTTGATGCTTTCCGAAACGATTCTTTACTGGTGCAACCCTCAAAGTATTTTCTATTGGGCTATAGCCAAGAGTAAGTATCATCGCAGGTAGCTGACTCACCTTGCCGTGAATAGCACGGCGAGCTGAAGGTTCAGTTGGATTACCATACTCACTCTGTTCTGAGACGTGATGTAGTACTAGCACACAGGCTTCAGTCTTCCTAGACATATCGTGTAGTTCAACCATAATCTGGCGCAGTCCTGCCCATTCATTATCAGATTCAGCAACAACATTCATTAGGTTATCTATGACGATCAGCTCTGGAGCCACCCCATAGAGTTCAATGTAAGCCTTGATTTCCATTTCTATATCATCAAGATTAGGACTGGAATCAAAGACCCATTGTATATGCGACATACTCTCCAAGTACTTATCATAGTAGCGAGGATTATCAGTAATCATTTTCTCAACTGTCTGCTGAGTATGACCTGCTGTATGTGCAGATGCTCGCATCATTACTGTAGCGGTATCAGTATCTGCTGAGAAGAATAAAGTAGGAACCTTTGCCTGAATGGTATAGACCAGAGCGAACATAGACTTACCAGCATTGGGCGCAGCAGCGACCATACATACTTGGCCTCGTCTAAACTTTATATCTTTCTTCTCTAGATCTTTCCATACTGTAGGCAGGGGTTGTGCTGTAGTGCGAGAAGACTTCCAAGCTCTATCTAATCTAAGCACTACGCCCCTCCTTTGGCAGTTTTATATTTCTTTTCCTTCTGGCAGCCTCTAATTCAACGACTGTAAGGCCACCCCAGATACCGAATCTTTCGTTCTGTATACCCCATTCAGCGCATTCGGTTTGGTGGACACATCTTCCGCAGATAGTTTTCGCAAAACTTGTATGGTAACGAGAACTACTGTTTGTTCCAGTAACCTCTGGGAACCAATGGTCTCCTCCGACTTGTGCACATAGCGGAGCCTCGTATTCACGCGGCTCTCGCATAGTGTTACGCCCAAATCGTTGCCGCTTGTTGGTCCTTTGGAACCTTAGCACCAGTCCACTTAGGACCAGCAGAAGGATCAAACCAGCCCTTGTATGGCTTGCCAGTTGCCTGAGCTTTACCGTGCTTGAGAACCATCTTTCCACGAGAGCACTCTGGTGCGCTTGGACTGTTGTATACCCAAGTGTTGCCGTATTTATCTACAACTGTTTCTTCTCCGCCAGCAGATGGTGCTGATGCTACTGCTGGTGCACTAGCGTAAACGGGAGCAGCAGGTGCAGCGCTTCCATACGCTTGGCTTGTGCTGACAATAAGTGCTGAAAAGTCAGACGCTGCTGTTAGCAACGACTCCAATTCCTCCTTAGATGTAGCGTAAAGATTGATAAGAGTTCCATCTGGTGTCTTGAAATTGACTTGGAACTTTGTTGATTCTGGTGCAGCCATTTACTTACCTCCATTATGTTTGATTGAAAGGCGCAGACTATCCTTGCCTTTTATAGTTGGTACGAATCCAAGAATCTCTTGGACTTTATCTTTATCTACTTGCTTAGGTCCAGCTACCTCTGTCCATCTAACTTCAACACCTGTAGCTGTAACCCCGACAACACCAGTCAGTGCTTCTTTAATAGCATCCTTCTGAGCTGTCAATTCTTTTATCTTGTTATCTATTTGTAGATATTCCAAAGCCTGATTACTTGCCTCATCATTATCAATGAGTGGTAGTTCAGCCTTTGTATGTTCTTTTTTTAGACCAACGCATCCAATCTCACCAGATGCGTCAAAGTATTTACAGTAGAACTTACAGTAGCTCTCATCCTTTTCAGGTTCAGGAGCAACCTCACTTGTCTTAATAGCCTCTAACCAAGATAAGGCTTCAAGCGCGACAGCAGGGTCATACTTCTCCGTATGGACCTTGACATCGCGCTCGTCACCGTCTCGCGGTATTGCTACCAGATGAACATTAGTGACCTTCCCCAAGCCACTTTGGTCTATCAGGTAACCGTAAGTCTGGATTTGCCAGCGTTGTTGCTGACTTGGAAAGTAAGCGAGGTTCTTCAACTTCACTGTCTTCCAATCCACTACATCGCCTGTCCCAGGAATGTAGAGATCTACGTGGGCCTTCATTCCATTATGCTCAACAGTCTGCTCAAGCATAACTTCTTTATTGTTTGACAAAGCCTTTTCAATGGTGTCGTGGATAGCAGTTCCCATAATTGCAGCGAGCTTTAACTCTCCGCCATTGGTCTTTTGTTGTCCGTTTAATTTATACCAGACCTTGCGGCGACAGCCGCCTAATTCTGATGGACCTATCTCTGTTTGTATTGACCTGCCACGAGAGTTCTCTTTCTCATAGAGAGCTTTAACAAGTAAATCTTTTACATCCATTTGTATTCTTCCCACCTGTTTATTGTAATCCGAAAGAATATCAGATTGATTACAAATATTCTAGCCAACAACTGCTTGGGCATATCTTCATATTCTCTGTAGTAATCAAGACCAAAACCCCAGTTGCCTAAGCTCCCGCGAGTTACATACATAGTCCATCTTTGATTCATAGCAACCTCCCTTGAGTGACACATTGAATCGGAGGGCAGGTATTGATGTCAAGGATGCTGGCTATTTCAACGGCGCGTCTGGCGTGTTGCTCTACATTACCCAAAGTGAGACGACCCACACGATCATAAAGATAACCGAGAGCATAAGCACCACCACTGCCGATTCCATAAATGCCTTCATCCGACTGGATGAACGAGAGGTCTGTTGCAATATGGAATAGGTTGCCATCAAACGATACAAGGTAGTCAAACCCTGCTTCTTTATCTTTCGCTGCTTCATAAGGTTCATATCCATTCTCTTTGAATGCTTTAAGTATGGATGGCATAACCTTCTTACCCATCCAAGCCACGGGATCAGCTCCCTTGTAGGGTGGCGGGCTCCAGTTATAGGCGAGTATGTCACCAGGTCTGGAATCACCTACCAGTCCCAGTAAGTATTTACCAACACTAATAATCTTTGGTGTAGTACTACTTATAGTCCGTAAGTTATCTTCAGTAATCTGGCTATCAGCAGCCAGTATCACTAAGTCTTCTATCTGTATTCCTACCAGTGTCGTCATAGCAGAGAAATATACCTTCCTACGGCGTGTCGTATCAGTAACGACACACCTTGTCATTAAAATATGAGCGGAGCGAATAAACAATAACAGCGTTCCGAGCCGCCTAGAGGCGGCGAGAGGCGACTGACATCAGGAAGGAGCCGTGAACTCAGTGTTGTTCCGTCTACTTCGGCTGCTGAAATATAGCACTCCTCTGCCACCAATACAGGCAGCTAACCTTAGAATCTTAGGACCAGTCCACGCCTGCTCTTGTGGCTCTACAGTCTTTAATATCTTTGCTCAGTTTGAAGACTATGAGATTGCTTGGTGGGGTTTAGATGGAAGCTGTGCTAACTGTGGCAACTTAGTCAAGGTGCCTTGTCCTATTGATAAGAACGAGAATAGTTTTTAGGCATAAAAAAAGAAGCCCCCATCACCTTGTGGGTGACAGGGGCCTTTTGCCTCGCGCTTGCTACAAACTGTTAGTTTGAACCACGTCCAAACTCTGGGGCTGATTTATCTAGCCACTTGAGTACTGGACCTAGGAAGCCAGCCAAGGCTGCAGTTCCAAGGACCTTAAGATCAGTCTCTCCTGCTAGGTATAGTGCAATAGCTGCAGCAGCGGCTGCACGAAACCAAGTAAGACCGACTTGCTTTAATTGTTCCATTAGATTGCCTTTCGTTTTGTATTGTGAACCTTGCAGCAGGTGCATACTGGTACCAAATTGGTACCTTTTGCTACCTTCTTCTTTGGCTGAGGCTGTAATTTAGCCAGAGCCTGGTTCACAATTTTAGGTTGATTCATCCACCAGAACCAAGGGCTAGTGTCATTAGCCATATCAGCGTTGATAGAAATATGAAGATGCTTGACGTGAGAATTACTACCCCTGTAAGGACGATTGCCAGAACTAGCCAACTGGCGTGACCAAATCTTCTTATTGAAGATAAGGTAGGAAACGCGCTCATCCTCTTTAAGTTTTTCAAAAATAACGGCACAGTCAATACCTGCCTTTGGGTCGTGGGTCAGGTCTACTGCTAGTCCAGTATTGTGATCTGAGTTAGGACTTGCCTTGATGTGAGCCTTGCTTGGCAGTAGGCCATCCGATGCCTTCTTGCGATTGGGAACAAGCGCAGTTGCCTGCCTTAGAACGGCAATGGCTGCAGGTGTTGCACTCTTTACAACAGGTTTCATTCATTTCCTCAATGCTTCCTTGACTAAATCGGTTAATAATTCTACTTTTTCTTCTAGTGAATTGACTTTATCCTTAAGACTGGAGCCACCATTGGGGCGCAGTTCATATAGGTAATGCTTAACTAGCCAGCGTACAACGCCAGCAAAGCCAGCGATAACTGTGATTACTGCTACTACCAGACTTGCCCATTCTGTTGGTGTCATTTATACGCTCCGTATTGTCACTACAAGTAAGCCTCCAAAGCCAGAGAACTTCTTATCTTGTGGGGTTTTATTGATGAAATCCATCTCTTCTATCAGGCCAATAAAGGATTCACCTGTACGGAAATCCTCTATTCGGATGGAATCGCCTGCGTTTTCTACTGCTTCTAGTTGCTGCATACGGTCCCAAGAAGAGCCTTCATAGCCCACTTCTACTCCGAACTTATCACTCTCGTGATCAAAGCAGAATAGCGGATATTGAATCAGCCTCTGACGGGGAACTGCTGGTAAAGACTTTAACTGATAACCAGTAAACAATGGTCCCTTGGTATTATCAGTTGATGAGCGCGTTAGAGTAAACTTAAATCCTAGATACTCTTGCGCTCCTACTGGATATGGAATACCAATTTCTTGGACTGTTCCCTGTTGTGCAATAGACCCTATTGAGAACTCATTATCATTAGAGTCAATGGAATAGATATTCATACCACCATTTGCGGTATCAATACGAGGGTTAAGTAGTTTGAATAGCTTGCCTTCTAAGGTGTTATATCGCACATAACCTGTGCGTAATTCTCCAGATGCAACCAGTCTACTTGCAGACTCAATATAGACAGAGCCATTGCCAGCAGTAGTAGCGTTAGTAGTAAAGGCTAGGCGGTCTGTGCCGTTGATAAAAGCGCAGGCTGTAGTCTCTCTAGTGGTATCACCATTAGCATTATAGGTATCATAAGCATAAGGAAATACCAGTGGCGCTATCTGTGTAGATAGGTCAATGCGGATAGTTCCTGGCTCATCATCTACGCCAGTTGCAGCCCAAGCAAATCTATCTCTGAAAGCAAAGTCATAGACAGGCTGGTTGTTCTCCCAAATAAGAGGGCCATAGGCTAGAGATCCATCATCTGCTACAACAGCAGCGCGGATACCTTTAGTAGTTCCGATAAGCATATAGCCAAGGTAGTAAGCAATCTTATAGATACGCTCTCCGCTAGGCATTTCAGCAGCAGTGATAGCGCTGGTCAAGGTAGGCATCGTTCCATTAGATGCCAAGGTAAACTTCTGGATATTGGATTGGGTTCCTGAAAAGCCAGTGGTATAGATAGCAACGCCGCTTGAAGTAATACTTGTGTATACAAAGTCATCTACTGGGTGGGTATAGACAGCAGTAGGTAGGGCAGTTGCAGCCGTAGAAATCTCATAAACTTTATTGTTGATACAGGCAACGATACGTTCCTTGGTGAACTCCATTACCACATTCTCAGCGATAAGACCTGTTACTTGGAACATTTGGGTTGCAGCGACAGATGAATATTCGGTCAGCAACTTATTATACATTGTGAGTTTAGTTGAACCACCGCTTGTAACGTTAGTAATCCAATAGCAGTAAACTCCATCATCACACATCGCATATACCTTGTCATCGGTACCAGTGTTATAGTCTACGAAGTGCTGAACATCGCTTGTAATAGTGCCTGTAGAGGCTGTAGATGCCACATCAGAGGCAGTCTTAGCATAGGTCAAGGTGGTTGTAGTAGGAACTGTAGAGATGGTATAGGTACCATTGAAGGTAGCATCTACGCCAGTAACATCAATCTCCATACCTACTGCTAGGCCGTGAGCAGCACTGGTTGTCAGGGTAGCCACATTGGAGGTCAGAGCCTTATTAGAGACAGTTGCAGTAATGGTTGGGTATATCTTGTCAATGTCAAAGCCATCAAGCATTAGGCAGCCAAGGAACTCATTATAGGTAGTAGCACCAGTGTTCTTTAGTTGCTTCCATTGAATGGAGCGAAGGTGCTGTTGCGGTCTAAGGTTGTCATTGAGAGTGGCAGTTGTATGATGAGTAGCATCAGTATCAAGAATCAGAGTTGCTTGGCCCTTAGTCCAGACATCTAATCCTTTGGACTCTGTGTATTGGAAGCGCAGTGATTCATCCTGAGCTGGTTCAAAGTATTTAATACCTTGACCTAGATGAAATGATGACTGAGATCTAAACCACCAACCAGTTAGAGACTGCTCTCCAGCCTCACGGGTCTGGTCATATTGTTGCTTACGATACTGCGCCGTTACACGGCGATAGGGTGAGTCATCACTGGCAGCCAGAAAGAATGGCAAGCCGTTGATAGCTATATCGTAGGAAACACCTGTAGCTTGAAAGTTAGTAGAGCCAGCAGGATTGGAGAGGGTATAGGGAATACCTTCTGT